GCGGCCTTGTCGGTCCAGTTGTCAAACATCTTGCCGCCGTCTTTGGTCAGACCAAGATATCTAGCGGCGGCACTCTCTGCGGACCTCATCCCTTCTAGCTGGGCTTCATTTTTTCTTTGTTCGAGGAGAAGCTGTTTCTGAGTTTGTTCGTATTGGTCTTGAGCACTTTTGTATTTGTCTTTATCGTACTCGTTATTTTTTAGTTTAGCCTTGTTTATTTCTTGGGCTAGCGCTAGTTCCTTATTCCGTACATCTATTTCTTTTTCAGCAATTTCAAGCCTATCGATGCCAAGCCTTTTAGCTAGCCGTAGAGCCTCAAGTTCTTCTTCCGCCATATCGCGTTTTCTTTCGGCAGACTCCTCTTGATCTTTCATCCACTTCATAAACTCTGCTGCTTTTTCTGCTTTTTTGTCGTCGTCTTCTTCTGTACTCATCTAGTTGACGCCCCTTATTCGAACGGCCACTTGATGCCGGTTTCTCTCTCAAAGCTTTTTGTAGCTGATGAAAGTTTTGCTTTATTTTTGTATGTCGTTGGATGATCGAGGCCATATCTCTTTGCTGTCTCGATGTATCTCTTTTCGCTTCCCATTGCTCTGGCGAATGATTCAACTTCGCTCTTTGAGCCCTTAATGGTTCCGGGAATGGAACCTCCACCAAACATCTTTTCGAGGAGCCACTTGACCCAAGCGCCGAACATTACGAGGAAACTTTCATCAAGATGCTTTTGTTTTCTTCTTATCTCGGAGAAGTCGATGGTTATGCCAATCAATTGGCCTTCCGTCAATGTTTCTGCTTTTTCTTTTGTTTTTACTTTTTCAATCTCTGGTTTCATCACATTATATACCTCATTAGCAATCTTCTTTGGATATTCAGGGGTGACTGACTTAAACTGTTTTAAAAACTTTTCATTTTTCAATATTTTTGTTTTTGACTTGTTCCATTCGCTTTTTATTTTATTAAACTCGCTCTTAGCCAAATCTCTTTCGTCTTGAGATGCTTCTTCTCTGAAACTTTGTAATACAAATCCCAGCTTAGTTGCTTCTTCGTCATCAAGTTTCACATATTTTTGGAAGAATTCATCAGAATCCAAAAGCCCTTCTGGTATTTTTTCAAAATCAAAGTCCTTCATCTCAATGGTTGGAGCTTCTTTGTTTAAAGATGCTGCTTTTATACTTTTCCACGATTTCATTAGTTTTGGAGCATATTCTTTAAGGATTGGTGCTTGACCAAGATGATGAATCGCCCATTCCATAAATGGCGCATCGCTCTCCACTCCGGGAATCACATCTTTGGTCTTAAGAGAAGCGAGGTAGTTCATCATATCTTCTGGGATTAGTTCTACAACTCCGGCGGCGCCTTTGGAAACTTTAGCGGTCGTCATGGCGCCAGAAGCCGCGGCTTCGAGTTTCTTTACTCCGCCCAGTGATTTAGCAAGTGCGGCGCCTGATTTGCTTGCCTTTACGGCGCCATAGGCCTTTTCGGCAGCGGCTGCTGCTTTGACGCCTTTGGCGCCCAACTTACCCGACTTGGCATACGAGCCGAGACCGGGAATTGCCGCGATCAAGTCAAAAAGCGCTGCACCATAGTTGCCACGAGCAGTATTCAAGACCAAGCTTGCCAAGTTTGCTGGCGTGGAAATAAGCGCTAGCGGAGGGAACATGCCCACAACGCCTGCAATATCCAAACCAGCTTGAACGGTGTCAAGAATACCTGACAACTTCTTGGCGCTTCTTTGTTCATCCAGTTCTTCTGAGTACTCCATTATAATAATGGCTACTCTGTTTTTGGCGTATAGTTCTGCGTATCCTGCACCTCTTTCTCCGAGAGATTTAAGCCATGTTTCCGTCTCGGTCTTGCCCTCGAATGCGAAACCAGCCAGCCAATCGACGGAACCTTCTTGATCCGGACCCCAGGCCGGTCCTTCATCCTCTGCCGCGGCTTGTGCTTTTTCTTCTTGTTCTCTCGCCGCTGCTATTCTATCTAGCCTTTGCTTTTCTTTTTCTTTGAACTTTTCAATATCTGTGCCGGCTGCTTCAATATCAGCCGTTTCTTTGTCTAATTTTCTCTTTTCCTCTTCCGCTGCGGCCATCCCATTCTCTAACTTATTGAGGAGATAGGTAGTAGATCCGGGAGGCATTTTATCTTCATCGGCGCCGATCTTATTCATGATATCATCAACAGCAGCACTAAGATCTTCCATTTCTCCAAACGCGGCTTTCTTGGAGAGTCCCGTAATGAGTTCAAGATATTTCTCTACACGAGGATCAGCCTCTATTGCTTTAAGCTTTTCGGCTTTACGAGCCCTATCTTTTGCCTTGGGATCGCCCTTTTCTTGTCTTGCCTTACTTCGGCCGCGTTTGCCGCGGTTTCTCTTGTTCTGTGTTTCTGCCCTTTTTGGATCTTGTGCCTCTTCCAGCACTTCATCGATGTCTGATTCTGTGATCACAAAAGCAGCTGCCACAGAAGAGTCAAGCATCCTACTTATTTGTTCTTCGCTGATGATGAGTTTTTCGGACATAGTTGGGATTCTCCTAGACATAAATAGTTTCCTAAAGCAAAAAGCCCCGACGATGCTGGTGGCTATCGACGAGATCTCTTGGACTTCTCCATTGCCTCTTCTTGTTGTTTTCTTTCGTCTTCAAATTGCTTGACCAATCTTTCGAGGAACCAACGACGGATCGTTATAGGAAGACTGTATGCTTCCATAAAAGACCAGTTGCCGTGATACTTGAGGATAAACAACTCCTCATAGACATCAGCGATGTAACTATTGGTTAGTCCAAAAAAAGTTTACCGTCATCGGGATGTCGACCTCCTTCTCAAATCCACATTTTGGACACTGGAATTCTTGCTCCATTTTGGGGCCGGGATTTAGTTTTGCATATGCTGAACGAATGTATCGTCCATCGATTGCTGGGAGTTTTTCTGAGAACTCTTTCAAAATGTCCTGTCTATTGATGCCGTTAACTGATACCGTGATCATTCGAAGTTGATCTGCATATCCTGTGTTGGCGGCGGATCCGTCGACGACCTTCTTTGATTTCGCAATCAAAGCCGCTTCGTCTTTTGAAGTGAGGAGTCTCACCTCCACATCAAACCCTGTTCTTGGTGTTTTGATGATATAGGTTCCTCTGCCCGTGTCTGTTACTTCGTATTCGGAATAATCGTTTCCATCGTAAATGTCCAAAGCATCTAGATCGAAAGTGGCCTCTGATTGCTCTTCGCAAGAAGGACAAGTGACTTTCGTCTTATATTCGGCGCCGAATCCGTTGATGCGCGATGCGATCATGATAGCGGACTTATCTCCAGAAAGAAGTGTGGATACGTTAATGTCTTTATTCAGAATAACATTCTGGATTAGTCGATCAATCGCGATACCCTTCTTAAGAAGAGATGGAGAAGTCAAAATATCCTCGTCCTTTGCTGTCATAAACTTTATTTCGACAGTTTCTTGGCCGTGAAGTGGGTGACCCTCTGGGTAAAAGCGACCTTTTGATGGAAGGTCGACCAGCTCCGTGGGCGTTGAAAAGTCCAAGGTCTGGGTTTGTTCTGGTGCGGGTTGTGCTGCTGCCCCAACTCGCTTACTGTTGTCTCTCATATTAACCTCTAATAAAAGTCTATTCTATAATATAACATCAAGTGTAGCCGCCGTCAAGTTTTTTTACTTCTTCCATTGATGTTGGCGTTGACCTTGGTGTTGCTGCAACTAAGACTTCGTCGTCATTGTAGTACGTGTAGTCGAAAGATGTGTACTCCCAAGTAATCGTGATCTCTACGAATTCGTTACTTCCGTAATCCAGCGACCCAAAGTCGATTGATGTAGGGAAGGCCCCATTTAGAGCCCATCTTTCCATGGCGATTCCGCCACCATCCGCTGTGGGGCCGCCGGTTATCTGTTCGATTACGATGTCGCCAGCAATTGCTTTCCATGCTGCCCCACCTATCCTAGGAAAGTAGTCACCAGAGGCCTTTTTGAACCCTTGTATTATTCTTAATCCCCATTGACTAGGATCAACAAAAGTCATCGTGATTGGTTGGAAATCCGCAATCTCACCGGGCTTTACATCTGGGAGGTTTGATCCAAGATAGTATTCATCTTTACCAAGAACGGGGATGTTTACCTTTGGCTTATCGCAAGTCTTTGTCCACCAAGCGAACACACCGTTGATCAAGACGCGAAAGCGAAACTGCCTAACAGGATCGACTGTTGGCGCGCCTGTCCAAAACCCTTGACCGCCCTCAATAGACATGGGCCAATACTCCTGTTATTTTGGTTCGCCGAAGATCATCGTGCCGGCGGTGGCGAATTTCGCCCAGTCATAGCGGAATGTTACGGTAATCTCTGACATCTCGTCGCTACCATAGTCAAGGTCGCTGAAGTCGATGCTCTTAATCCAAGCATGCATAAGTGACCAAGTTTCTAGTAAATCGCCGTTTTCGTCGATCACATGTATGCGAATGTCGTCTCCTTTGCCGCCGAGAGACTCCATAACGGATTTCTTAGACATTGACGTCATATTTGTATTGCCGTCAGGAATGTTATAGCCAGAATCTGCTATTGCTTTCATAAGGTTTCCACCAAGATCAGGATCAACTGGGTCAATGAAGGTGACGGCAACTTCGCTCCACTCAGCTTTTCCGGGCCAGTAGTAAGTATGGTTCATAAAGTTGTGTTCGGTCTGACCAAAAGACACAGTTGGTCGTTGAGCCGTCTTTGCATACCAAATCGTGCCAGAGCTACCAACCTCGACTTTGAATCGAAAAGCTCTTTTCGGATCTCTGTTTGGTGATGCTGTCCAAAACGTACCTCCTGAAGTTAATCCCATAATGTGTTTTCTCCTTACTTTCTAATAAATAGTAGCGAGAGGCAAAAAGCCCCCCTATTGATTTTCTAGTCTTCGAACGAAGCGCCAGATCTTGTGATAATGAAGTCAATTGCAATGAACTCGATAGCACGGGTTGGTTTGATAAAGATCTTGGCATACATAATGTTGCGGTCGACCAAATCAGGTGTGGTGGTTGTTTCGTCAAGGACGACGCGGAAGTCATCAACACCGAACCGGACCTTAACATCCGCAAGGAAGTTATCTGCACGACTCTTGAAGCTGCTCCAAGTGTCTTGGACATTTGGCTGGAATAGCGTTGATGATGCAATCTCACTGATGCCTTTCTTCGTGTAGATGAGGAGGCGACGAACATTGATGCGGTCAAGCGCTGAACGGGTTGATTGCAATGTTTTCTGACCGAAGACAACGAGGCCCTCTGCTGGGAAACTTGCGATTGGGTTGATGTTGACTTCGTAGAGGTCATCACGGTTACGTGAGGTGAGTCTTGTCTCAACGCCAAGGACGGGAACACCGCCAGCGCCTTGAGATAGGCCGCCTCTGGTGAATCCTGCGGGGGCGAACCAAACTTCTGCTGCTTTCTCTGTGTTTCCAAGAACACCTAGAGCGACAACTGATGGTGGTGCTTTCACAAAGGAACCGTTGACATCATCACGGATGGTGACCCAAGGGTAGTATGCAGCGCCGTAACTGTTGTTGAGGTTACGAGCCTTCATATTACTGAGAACAGCATTGATGTCGCCTTGTCTGGTTGCGATTGTAGCATCAATTTCGTGACGTGGCTGGAAGCCACCCTTTACGTCGATAACGCCAAGAGCATCTGCGCGAGTTTCACACACATCGATGAGATGCTTTGTGAGCGACTCATTAGTGAGGCCGGGAACAGAGATAATGTTACAAGAAATAACTTCTGGATCTGCGACAGTATCGATAGCGCGCTTGATCGTGTAGTATGCGTAGTTGTCGGTCTCGCCAGTGAGATCATCCAAACGAGTGTTCCGGAATGGATCGCGCTCAGTGATGTCGAGGCCGTCAAAGGCGCCGAACATAGGTGATGTAAAGCGATTGACTTTTGACTCAAGGATATTTTGGTAGCGGGTTGCACCGTCACCAAGTGAGTTGGCAGCATTCCAAGAAAGACCAGTCGCATAAGAGCCAGAAGTCCAAGTCATTTCCGTGATGCCTGTAGTTGGAGCAGAACCAGTGAACGATGAGCCAACAGTTCCGGAAACCTCGTCAAGAGTAAAGATCCACTGTTCGGTAAGCTCTCCGTAGCCGCCTAGGCCGTAGGTATCGCCCCAAGAAGCATCAGGAATAACGTCTGCGCCCAAGGCACGGAGGTAATCGCCGTAGCCGGGATCTGGAGTGGTAACCGTTGCTGACTTGCCTGTGTGGAGGCCGAAGTGAGTGTTGGTGGTTGCATTTGATGCATCTGCCGTTGCTGTCGAACGGATGCCGACAGATGGGAAAGATAACGATGCAGTGACGGAAGCGGTGCCGAAGTAAGCGAAATCGGCAGAACTAGTGTTGGGAATAGAGCCAGTGCTTCGCAAGTATCCGCCGGCCACGTATATGCTTGAGGTCGCGGTGCCACTGGTAAAGCCAACACTGTCTGCGAACTTTGGTGGGCCGTATACGCCGAATGGAAGGAGCGCTGGTGCTGCTCCACCGAGAGATACAGTCTCGCTCATAACAACACGAATGTAACTTGAGCGGTTAGGGTAGTCGCCGAACTCTCTGTAGCGGTTTTCGCTGTCGTCCCAAGTCTGGTATGTATCACCGATCTTTATAGGCAAGTAATCAAGAGATTTGGGATCAAGTGTACAGTTTGAGTAACGCTCAAGAACGACGGGCTTAAGATCCGAGTCGGAGGCTTTACGAACAACGACATCAAAGGTTCCATATGGGTTGTTATCGTTGGAAGATGCTTTGATGTTGGAGAGCGAAATCTTCACGTTGTTCTGAAGCCATTCGCCATGGCCGTTAATGCCGACGAACTTGAACAGTTTAGTCATGTTGCCGTATGCATAAGCGGCGTAATCGGTTGACAAGTTCTGTGAGAAGAACCAGCCAGAGTGTGCGTCACGGTAAGCCATTTCTTTGTCGAAGGGGCCAACCTCGGTGCTGCCTGATGCGATTGCAAAGATAGCGCCTTGAAGAGTGCTTGTCGTATCCACTTTCGACGCAACA